ATCCTAGGACCAGAACGAACAGCAGTAGCATCGCACCCTCGCTACATATCTCTTATAGCGAAGGATTGAGACGCAAATTGAAACAGCGACGAATAATTCGCTACCGTCTCTGACGAAGGTACGAAGCCGCGTTTTCCAACGCGCCAGGATTGTCCCCAAACAATCCGATACCGCGATTGCAATTGTGACAAAGCAATCCACGGACAACGCCGGTCACGTGATCATGATCGACATACAGCCACGGAGCACCACCCGTCGGCACTTGATGACAAATAGCACATGCGCCGTTCTGAGCTAGCTTCATCGCCTCAAAAGCTTCGAAAGTGAGACCGTAACGTCTCTTCAGGTTTCGACGCTTGTTGGCAACCTTACCCTTCGCTGTCTTTTGATAGCGACGATTCGCTTCGAGTTTATTGATGCTGGTGCTCATATTCATCATGTTCAGGATTTATAAAATGAATCATGCCCGATCCGTCGAAACCGTAGCCTGGGAGAAGCGTGCCGAGACTGCAACGGCAATGAGGATGCAGACCGCCGAGCTTGGGCGATTCGTCACCACGTTTATGGTAGCCGTGGCCGAGCTGGCTGAGCTTCCAAACGCGCGGCGTGACTCCGTCGTCGCGTAGGTGCAGTCGCTTGCATTCATCGCACAAATGTTCATCGCGAACAACGATGAAGAACACCGTCGGATCGTCGATACCGCTCGCAGCGTTCACCTTGAGGATTCCGTCAAGCGTGCCGGTATTACGGACGTGAGTAGCTTCTGTGTCGACGATCTTCTTGACGCCTTCGGTGGCTTGCTTCCAGACGTTCGTCAGCTCCATCGAAAGAGCATCGGCGACGTTATGATCGACGCCCTTGTGCTCGGCTTCGCGTAGAGCTGCCTCGACCGCGTGCACAGCCTTCGTCTTGGTCGAAAGTCGCTGAGTATCGATATAGCCGTTCGCATCACGCAGGAGCGAATCGAGCAATTCGATATTCGGACGATTACGCTCTTCTACGCTTGCTTGACGAAAAAGACCACCGAGCGTGAAGTCGGGAGTAATGCCGACACGCACACGCTTGTCTGTGTACCCGCCTCCGAGGACACGAGCCTTCAGGCGATCGAACAATTTATCAATAGCATTATGAATGCTACGAACCGCACCTTTACCAAGAGTTATTTTAGCCACGCGCTCTCTCCAAATAAGCTGTAGCGCGTCTTAGCAAAGACGGATCGTCACGCAGCTTTCCGATACCAGTATTACAAGCCTGACAAAGCAGCCCACGAACAATGCCCGTCACATGGTCATGATCGACATGAAAATATTTGTGCACATCCGGCGATCCTCCACAGATTGCGCAGCCACCGTTTTGTTCACGTAGCATTCGATCGTAATCGAGAAGAGTGAGACCATACTTCTTCAACTTCTTCTCTCGCTGCCAAAGAGGATTCGCTTCCTTACATTTCAGATAGCGATCTCGCGCCCTCTGCTTAGCTTCAGGCTTCTGAGCGAACCTCAAAGACGCAGCTCTGCGAGCTTGGAGAATCTGTTCAGGTGTTCTAGTAGATCTGCGAGCCATTCAGATCTAAGATTGCTATTCCGACTTTTTGATCTTGAACTTGTCGGCGACGCCGAGGACTTCCTTCATGGTGTCCTTCAGATCGTCATCCCAACCGTCCATTGCGTTCTGCACGAGCTTCTTGTGCATCGCGAGGAGCTTGCGCTTTGACGGAGGGAGCTGCGCCTCAGACTTCGAGAGCATGCCGATAGCTTGGTCGATTGAGCGAGTCAAATCTTGTGCACCGCTACCATCCGGCGAAGCTGACGATGACTCTACGTCACTCGTCTTTTGCTTTTCCGTCTTAGCATCGCCGCCCGATGATTCCTCACCACCGCCACCACCGTCGTCTCCACCGCCGCCTTCGCCGCCACCATCATCAGCACCAACTGCGCCTGCCTGCTGTTGCTCTGCGCCGGCCTGAGCCTGCTGTTGCTGAGCTTGAGCAGCTTGCTGGAGCTGGATGAATTGGAACCAGAACGGATCGCGAACGTACTGCCACTGCGGATCCTTCGAAGCTCCAGGCACGTCGAAGAAGTATTCGAGGATCTGACCGACGGTGAGATACTTATCCCAGATCGCTTGAATCTGCGGATTGAGCGGAATTTCACCACCGAATTTCTTGCCGATTGGGTCCTTCTCGACCTTCTGCAAAACTTCGTCGTAGGTCATGTGAACCGGCATGTCTTGCTGGAGACGTACCGATTCCTTCTCGGCGGTTTCTGCATCCAGACCGACAAGCTTGATCACGCAGAGCTTCGCCATTTCTTCGTCGAAGAGCGGGAAGATCGATGCGTTCAAGAAGTCTTCAAACTTCGCAAGCAGCGGACGAATACCAACGTCACGAGCCGCTTCGAGCTTGTATTCGTTGTTGCCTTCGCTGAGAGCTTGGTTGTTTGTACCACGTGAGAGATATGCCCAACCAGGAATCTCTTCCGGTGCCATCTGGAATGCCGAGAAGATGACACGAGCATTCATGTCCATCAAATACTGGAATTCCATATCGCGACCGCCCTGATCGATCGGCATCCACTCGACATCGTCTTCAGCTCCGAGACCGAACACCGGCATACGCCATGCGTTCTGCACTGAGTTGATCGATGCGTTGAACTGCTGACGGATACGCTGAATCACCTTCTCATCGGCGTCGTCGCTCTTGATCACGAGCATGCCGCGAGCTGCACGACCGTTCTGGAAGTAGAGCTTGTTGTGCGTCGTGATATTGATATGCGTGGTTACGGCCGAGATAATCGTATCGAGCGGCGTTACCGGATATCCATCAAGCTCGACGTCCGGGACTTCATAGAAGTTGTGCACGATGCACTCCTTCGAAGTGAAGGCTTGCACCGGACGGTCGTCGATGACTTGAACCCACGAATATTCGTCATTCTGGTAGCGCTCGGGCACCAGCTTCTTGTTCTTGATCTGCTCAAGAAGGATACGAGCCTGACGACGAACCTGCTCGGCGGCTGCACGCTGAGGAGCTGCGCGGTAGATGGTACCGGCGTCGATGACGCGGAAGCAAGCGAAGTGCTTCTTGCCATCGATACCGTCTGACCAAATAACTTCTGTCGCAAGACGACCGAGGATGATCGCATTACGGATCGACATCGAGATGTATTGCGGGAAAGTGAGCTGGTCATCTTCACCAAGAGCGTCGGCATCACCGCACGTCATGAGACGCTTAGTGATCTTCGCGATGCGCTGCTGGATCTCTTCCTTCTTCTGCTGCTTCTCTTGCTCAGGAAGAGTCTCGATGCGCTCGTTCGTCTCCTGACGCATTTCGATGATGAAGCCGGTTGAGAAACGGTCAGGGCGTGGTCGACCGAAGGCCGACATCTGGGCCTGACGTGCTTGCACAATCGCCGCAATCAAGTCGTCCTGGATAGTGATACGCTTGAGCAGCTTGTCCGGGATCAGTCGCGCCTTGTTCTTGTAGAGCGACTGGTACTGTGAGATCTGCGAAGGGTCTGTCTCGAACGCAAGACGAACAAGCTCATCCTTGTTCATCGCATTGAGGACAGACTTCATGAGCGTCGGCGACTCTTCCGCCTTGTGGAGGTTCGTCTCCGTCATCGGATCGATGTGGAAGGTCGTATCGCGAGGCTTCTCGCGTACACGCTGCGAGCCCAGTGCTTCAAGCACGGCGCGCGTCAGCGAGCTTTGTTCTAGGGATGACTTGGCCATATTACTCTGCGGTGATTGCAGTGAGGTTCAGTGGTGACGTCGACTTGTTGACGACGACCGCTGACCATGACAAGCCGGCATGAGCGTGCAAACCCATCTGGGTCACGTCGCCTGCCTGCCACGGTGAAATCTTGTTGGTATCGTCGGTCGCACCATTGAACCGAACGACAGCTTCCTGATCGCCCCACAGCTCTACGTAGCGCTTTGCTGCTGAGAAGAACTGAATGCCGTTCGTGAGAGGAACGGCGGTAGCATCGACAGGAAGAGATGCGGTGCTGGTGACTTCGAACCAAGTCGGAGTGACTTGCTCGACGGTGTAACCACGTTGCACTGCGAGAGAGAATCCGGCGTTAACTGAAACGCCATCGCCGATCTGGACGCCGGCTGCGCTGTAGACCAACATCGCCGATGCAGAAGCCGGAGTGACAGCTTCACCGAATGCCTGGAATTGAGTGCCCGGCAAACGAGCGACGTTGAGAACGGTGCTACCGCTGTGCGAGAGGATTACCCATTGACCCTGGTTGAGCGGATTGAATACCGAAGCTCCATCACCGGTAACTTGACCAGGAATGAAGAGAGTATCGCCATCAGCAGCGAAGCCGAAGTTACCAGCAGTCGCAGTGAATGTTGCCGTCTGATTCGCATTCACAGTAACGGTAACTGCGGTGACGTTAGCTTGACGATCGTTGCGAAGCTGCGGAGCAGTGCCAGTACCATCCCACGTGAAGCGATAGCGATTGCCCGAAAGAGGGCTGAGCGTCAGCTCCCATTCGGTCGTGTCATCGGCCGCAATCGTGCGAGTACCGTCGAACAGAGTGAGAGAAGCACCGGGAGCGATCGTGTACGGAACGCTTGCGATATTCTTCGCCGACACCGAAAGGCTTGAACGCCAGTCGACATTGCGCTTCTGCGGATCGTTTCCGACGTTGTTAGCGTCCGAGAAACCGAGGGTGCGAGTTACGAGTGAAAGCGTGCCGTCCATAGTGATTCCTTCTTGGGAAGATTGCGGTTATCCAAGGTCCCAGACGAAGTTGCCCTTTTTGCCAACCGTCGGTACGTCAGAAATAACGTCATCCTCTGGGCCTTGGCCAATGTGCTCTTCGATGATCTGACGCATCCAATTTTCGGCAGTGTATTGACGTTCAGCATCAATCGGAGGAGCTGGGCGATCGTCGTCACGCGGGATCACGAGCTTTCCGCCAGGAGCGTAGACGTTCATAACGAGGTAGCGAAGTGCGTCAGGTTCGTCCTTACCAACGTCAGTCGGTTCGTCAGTGAGACGATCGGCCTTGTCAGTGATCCAGTGCCACTTGAGTAGTTTCTCGAACAAGAAATCTACTCCGCGGTCGCCACGGACGAAATAGAGCTGAGGCTCACGACCCATGACAGGCCAGAGCTTCATACGGACAGCTTCGATACCGCCCTGCACCGAGCCCTTGCCCTTTTGCCAATCGCGCATAGTGAAACCTGCACGCTTGAACTGCTTGATGGTCTGCGGAGCTTCAGGATCGGCGAAGCAGATCGGCTTGAGATGCTTGATGCGTCGAGTGCAGAAGTCGATCTTCTGTGCGTCGTCAAGCTCACCCATCGACCAGCAATCGAGCACGAACATACGAGCACCATCGCGTACAGCCACGACGACGACGAAGTTGTGCGTGTAGCCCCAGTCCATGCCGCAGTAAAACTGCATGTCACGCTGGACACAGAGTGCATAGAGCTGTTGCTTGGTGTAGTTTGGACCGACGTCCTCGCCGAGAATCTTAGTTGCAATCTGTCCCGGCGTGAGCTTGTGGATCTCTGCGTTGAGACGCGAGTAGATCAAGTTCTCAGTCGACGGACGCCAGCAAAGCATCTCGGCCTTGAGCAAGTTTTCGTCCGTAGCGTTTTCGACGAAACGGTTCTGCGTGTTCGTGATCGTGCGGAGCGTCTTGGTCTCTTCCGCTGAGCGCTTCTGCTTGGTGGCTAGCTTGCCTCGACAGACTGAGTAGAGTTTGCAGTTGTTGAGACAGCCATTGAAGCAATTCTCATCACGCGTGTACTTCTTCTGTTCATCGTCGGGCAGGTTCTTCCACTTCTCTTCACTGAGTGAAAGAAGCGTGTCGTCCGAACGATAGATCGGAAGCTTTGGAAGATCTGGACGGTGACGCGTGGTTGGGCACGTCTCGGTCACATCGAGGATGTTCCAGTGCCAAACAGTGAGGCCGGTCTTCTCGGCGTCATCAATCTCAGCCTGCACGAGACCAGTACCGGTCTTGCGTGTAGACGTGAGGAGAGTGATCGGTTCCTTGCCATCACGGTTTGACGGAATGAATCGCGACTGTTTGTACGCCTTCGGATCCTGAACAACGTCAACCTCGTCGACAACCAGAAACGGAACGTGGAGCGAGTTAGCACCACGCATCGTACAAATGACGAGCTTGATGTAGTGGTAGATGCGGCGGTAGCGAACCTGATCACCGTGACCAAGCGCTAGCCATTCTTTCTCGGGAAGAGAGATACCGGTCGACGCGTCGTAGTAGCGAACGATGTCGGTCTTTTCCTTCGCATCGCCCGTCTTGAAGTCACGCAAGTACTCACGATCGAAGAACGCCTTGACGTATGCCTGAGCGTTGAGAGCCTGCGATTCGATAGCAGCCATGTGACCAACGTCTCGATCAAGATGCAGCACGGCCAACACTTCGAGAATCGAAGCGGCCAGAGTCTTGAACGAGTCTCGTGAGGCGTACGCCATCACGCGAGACATCTCGCCCGTCTTGTTCGTCAGACACGCCTCGTAGATTCGCCACACCATATCCATCGGTGAGCAGTTTGAAGGGTTCGGTCCTTCGTCTGCGATCACCTGATCTGGCAAATCGATATCGAGGAAGACCTTGATCCAGTTGTGGAGGGCTTCCTTCGTGCGGAGAGGAGTGAAGAGAACGCGACGCTTGAGGACGTCGGCGATTGCTGCGGTATCCATTTACCACTTACTGCGAGCTACCAACAAATACGAGAGAATCTTGGGAAGCGCCTTGGCGATCTTTCCCTGCACCCATGAAAGAGCCTTGTACGGTACGCCGACAACGTAGAACGATACGTGATAGTACGCACTGAGCATTTCAGCCCACGTCATCTCCGCGGTGAACTTGGTCCAGTTCCACGCGATCGTCAGGTATATCAGGACGGTTGACCAGAGCTTCGTTAGCATATTTCTTTCCTCGTAATATGTTTAGTGATGTAAACGATGTCGTTATTATAACTGCTTCGGATATAGTCGATCGCTCTCTTCAACAGAGTCTCGCTATCCAACATCTTTCCGATAGTAGAGTTACATCTGAAACACAACAGACCACGCACTTTCCCGGTGGCATGGTCATGATCAACATGTGCAGAGCCCTTAAATGGCTGACAACAGATTGCGCAAAGCCCCTGTTGCCACTGAAATAGTCTGTCATAGTCTTCCAGAGTAATGCCATATTTCTTAATTAGATGATTTCCCCTCATCTTCAATCGTACATCAGCCCTGTTTCGATACGTGTTCGTTACACGTTTGCCTCGGCACGGCGTACATTCCTTACGACGGCACTCAGTACCCTTCGCGGTTTTGTAACGACCAAATTTCCCCTCTGGAAGATCTACTTTGCAGGCTTTACAAATCACAACTAGTCCTTCTTGATACTCGAAGCCTGGACGAGTAGTCGCAGGATCTCCGCTGCCTCATCGGCAGACTGCATCACGTTCGCGGTATTCTTCATAGACTCGTCAGCCTTGTGCGTGACGACCAGCTCGCCCTTATTGTTGGGCTTGTCCTGACCGGTGAGCTTCTGAAGCAGCTCGACTGCCTTACGGTATCCATCGAGCGTGGTGATCTTCAAATCGCCAAGGTCCGCTGGGTCCTCGGTCTGCAAGTACTTCTTGATTGCTTCGCCGTGCATCTTGTTCGCTGCCGAAATCATGTCAGCAACGAAGTGGATGGATTCGAGCGTGACTTGCTGGACGCGAGCCTTCACTCCGTTGAGCAATTCGTCAAGATGCAGCTCTGCACGTTCATCCCATTTGCCCTTCACCTTCGCCTGAACAATTTGTCCGAGCGAGAATTGCGGATTCATCTGGTGGATCTGGTGCGTCGTCTTGCCATTCAGGTAGAGACGGAAGAGCTTGGCTTGCGTGTCAGGAGCGAGTGGCGGGTGATTGCTATTCTGCCACTTCGTCAACGCGTACTGTTCGCGTTCGTCGAGCTTAGCCGCGATCTCGATTGCGCTGTTTTCTGTATTCGTCTCGCTCATACTTCATTTGCTCGCGAGTCTTGAGTCGCGGTCCATCGTATTCCAGGTTTCCGTTGTGAGTAACGGTCATGCGCCAGTCATCGCCTAGCAGTGAATGAATCGAACGATCGAGGCCGGCGATGATACCCACGAGCCACTGGAAGTCACGACGGTTCGACTGAGTACGGAACCAATTCCACTTCTCGAAGAGCTTGCCGCCCTTGAGAACGTAGTGGACTTCCTGATTCTCCGTATCGATCTTCACTTCATATCCGTCCTTCGGAATGAATTGAAAAGCGACACGACCCCACAAACGAATCTGATCGACTTGCGCTTGGTGAACGCTACCGGTCTCGAACGTGAGAGCCTTGAGGCCCTGGAGCTGCTCCCACGGATCTTTCTCTTCTAGACTACTGGCCATACTTCACTCGTTCTTGCAACAGCTCTCGGAGGACGCCTTTGTCGGTGCCATACACCGGCTCATATTCGTCAACCCACTTCTCGAATGCCACTGCGACGCCTTCCGATTCCTTTACCTTGGGCTGGTCGAGCTGGTCGACAAACGTGCGCACTCTGCAACCCATTCCTCGATAGATCGAGGAGCGGCTATCGACGTACGTCTGGCTACCGTAAATGTCGACACGCCACTCGTGCTTCGGATCGAGATAGGTCGGCGGTACTGCCCCACCAACTTCGCGATCTTCGAAGCAGTTGATCTTGCGGCATACGCTGCCAGTATCGAATTTCGTTCGCTTTGCGATCGAGCCATTTTTATTAAAGTCCACCAGCCATATTGCACGTTCCGTATTTGCGTCCGAGAGGGTTCGCCAACGCGGAGCCCCTACATACCAGACCTTTGAGAATTCTTGTGGTGCGTGAATATGACCCGATATGATTTGTACCTGTGGAATTAGATTAGGGTCCGGGCCATGTTTGTCGTAAAATCCGTTATCATAAGCTACACCATTAAATGTCTGATGACAGAAAATGGTGTGGACCGTTGGGTACTCCTTGCAGAGCTTCACAAACTCCTCGGGATCATCCATGTACGATACGAACAACATCGTAGGATTGTCGATACCGTTCGTGTACATCTTGAACGGCTGAAAGACAACCTGCGTCTGATGATTATGGGCAAGCATCGAGCTTGCCTTCGAGTGCGCGGATCCCGGCTTGTCGTGATTGCCGATGAGCGAGATCGACGGAACCTTGGCTTCCGCCAGTCTTCCGTAGAGCTGGAGCCAGAAGTACTGAACCTCGGCGTGAATGATAGCGTGGGTGTGGTATTGATCACCCATGAAGAGAACCGTCGCTTGGTTCTCAGAAGCGACCTTGACGATTAGGTCTGCTAGTCGTCGGCAGTCATCCAGATCCGAAGGCTCAGCGTGGTAGTCACCAACGATGAGCAGACGCATTACGGATTGACGGGTGCGGAGGTTTCGGCCGGAGTTTGCGGCAACTCGATGGCGCAAATCATCTGACGCGGAATCATGATGAACTTGGAGCCGTCGTCTGCCTCAAGAACCTCAGAGGCCCACTGGTGCTTCATCGTGTCGCCCTTGACGTACACGGTCGTGCCTGCGGCAACGATGGTGCCGTCATTGAAGCGAGCCTCGGCGACGGTCGTGAGCTTGGTGAGCTTGGTCGCCTGCTTGATCATGGCGACGCCACGCTGGGTAGAGGTTGTGACGTTTACTTCGGAGAATGGGGTCGTAGCGACCCAGTCGTTGACGGTAATCATGCTAGAAGCCTTATAGCGAATCTGTTAGAGGCTGAGACCGCGGAGCTTGAGGATCTTTTGCTCCAGGGGAGAGAGTTGAGCGACAGCCTGCGCGAGTGCCCCCATGCTGTCCATCTCCTCGCATATCACATCTGGCTGCGTTTCACGCGGTGCCTCGAAGCGGTCCTCGATGCGTACCTGATCCTCGCCTTCCGTGATATTTATTTCGATCGATACACACGACTGAGCTGCAAGGAGGCCGGCTAGCTCTGGTGCTGAAGTGCGGCCAGCTTTTTCGACACCGATGTTCACACGCTTCGCCAACTCTTCGATCGGCAGCTCTGCATTGCGACCGAGGATTTTGTTGGCTCGGTAGATCTTGCGCTTGTCAACCGGGTAGAAGTGAATTTTCGTCTCTGAGTACTCTTCGATGAAGTTACCTGTCATGCGCTGGATCGCGACTGACGGAAACGCTCCTGCATCTGCCGAGGGAACGTACTTGTCCACCGCATTCATCAGGCCCTCACAAGCGATGTCAACCAAGTCCATGTAGTCGAGATGAGAGCGAGGCGTGCGACTGAAGAAGATGCGGGCACGACTGATAGCAAGCGGCAGGTTCATCGTCACCAGCTCATGACGGAGGGTAACGATCTGCTGTGCGATCTTGACGACCTTTGAATTCGGCTTCCACGGATACGAGCCCAATACGAATTGGACAAACGTGAAGTTGAAACGAAACTTCTGCAAGCGCTCGACGTCACCGTTCTTCAACGCCTTCGAGATCGAGCGGGTGAAGATGCGCTGGCGTTCACGGAAGAAGGGACGTGCAGCAAGGATATTGTGCTTGCTGACGTTGATGTAGCGAATGAACGCTTTGTACATCTTGTCGCCGAGAGAATGGTTCTTCAACGTCTCTCGGAATTCATCTTCGAGGGCGATGAGTGACTTGATCTGTTGCTGCTGACGCTTGTTGAAGTCCTCGGTGTCGCCGTAGCGTTCGATGGCCTTCTCTAGCGAGACAGCGAATTGACGGAAATGCGTATCGTCGGACATTATAGGTCTATCTCTTCTACCGGGCCATACAGCTCGTTGTAGAAGTTCTTTCGTAGGAGGCTGTGACGGTGAACCACGTCCACATTCACCACGTCGAAGTCGACGTAGATGCAATCAGTCTTTTGAACACCGGTCCATGGGTTAACAACAAAGCCTTGGCCACCGCCGCGTGTAGCACGACCAACAGCTTGCTTGGTCTTGATCTCGGATGACTTTCCTTGCAGGTATATGATCGCCTCGACAGCTTGCAGATCTGTTCCAGTGGCGATGCAGGACGTGCCCACGAGGATCGGAATATTGCCGAGGTTGAATTCGTCGACTAGGTCAGATGGATCATCATCGTGGTATTCAGCAGGCACAAGCTTCTTGCGCTTTGCATCGAGCGGTCCGTGTGCAAATCGAGCCTCGTGCTTGAGGTACGGCAGGAGCGCGGTGAATTGCTCCAGCTCCTCCACCAAGATCACAGTCGGACGCTTCATCTTCTCGACGAAACGATTGGCCAGATCTGCGGCGTGCTTGACGACCTTCTGGTTGTAGTACAAGTGCTGGCGAGTGAGCTTACCAGGATCCAGGGAGCGTGATGCTTCCGCCGAATGGACGTTGACGACCTTGAAATACGGACGTGAGAGATATCCCTGATCGATACCCTCACGCACCGTCATCGCGTAGACAGTCTTGCCAGTGATGCCGTTGAGGACGAGATCTAGTCCGTCGTTACGTACCTGCGTCGCGGAAAAGAAAAAGCGGTAGGGTGCACGCTTGCAGAGACCGAGACATACCTTCGCCAACGTCTCCGAGGGAACGAGGTGCGATTCGTCCGCAATGAATACCTTCGCCGAGGAGAGATTCTTCCAGTGCTCGGTACCTTCTTCAACACGCGTGAGGGAGTCGTCGATGGCGATCGTGAAGAGCTTGTCTGACTCCTTCTTGCCGTCACCGTACTTGCCGACGTAGCGCTTACCGAAATGCTCGTAGAAATCCTTGTAGAGCTGGTTGCAGATATTCGCCGAGGGACACATGACGACGGTCTTGAGTGCAACTGACTTGCAGAGCATTCGGATGATCGTCGACTTACCCAGCCCCGTACCGATCTCTACACGACATGGACCATCCTTCGCTGCTGCGAGGAGGGCATCGTGTGCATCGTTCTGGTAGTAACGGGCTGCGTGCTTCGGCTTGAGGAAGTAGGGGATCGCTCCGGTAGGAGGCAAGCCGTAGTCGATTTGAATTGAATCGTTGAATTGTTGCGAGAGGGACTCAGCTAGACCGGAATAGGTATACAACCCATCCTGATCTTCGAAGAGAACAGACTTGATACGCTCACCCTTCAGCTCTTCCAGCTTGGCTGCGTAGTCCTCTTCTTTGTCGGTATACCAGTGGGCTTGTTGCTTCAGACGTTTGATATCGTATTCGACCTTCTTGTCGGTATACTTGAGGACGGAGCGAAGTCGACGTTCTACGATCGAGTCTTGCTTGTAGCTGTCCGAGAGGCGAACGATTGTTGGTTCGGTGATTGTTAGCATTAAAAGCGACGAAGCATGATCGCTGACGTCACTTGTCCTAGGCGGGCCTTAGGGTCTCCGTGAAGTGGAACGATGCTCTTCCATGCGGCAGGAGCGATCTCACTCAAGATCTTGGGAATCGATTCGTCAATCTTGATGGACTGCTGTTGGTCGTGAATACGGTTTGCGTCGACGGTGCTACCTTCGATTACGGGAGGAGCGTAGAAGATCAGATCTGCTCCAAACGTAGCTTTCTCGACGAGCTTCTGAGTGATTGCTGTTTCACGCATATCGTTGCTCATGTAGAGGAGCGAATTGAGTGGACTAGAATCACATACGATGATGGTTTGCTTGTCGCACACCTGAGAGAACATATGCTCGATCGAGATCTGCTGTTGCATGATGCGGAGCTGATCTTCATCGTCGAGCGTGAGTGCTTCTTCTGGGAGGAGCGATAGCTGGAATCGCTTGTGAGCAATGTACTGACGTGCTTGCTCAGCGACGAATTCACATGCGATGCCGATCTCTTTCAGTGTAGCGAATGTCATGGCTGCGGTTGTGGTCTTTCCACTGCAAGGACATCCGATAAAACCAATTCTCATAGTTGTCTTATAGCGAATCTCTTGTAAGGCCCGATCCGCTATAAGTGCAGAGATGGGAATATGGTCCAATTAGATCGATTTGATGGTTGCGGATCGGAGCGTCAGCTCCGCAACTAAGAAGAAAACCTAAAGGTAGTAATCCTAGGTAGACTGTTTACTATAAACCTCTCTTCTAAGATCTTAGTTAATAGTTAACTAGTAAGGTGCCTAAGGGAGACTTTTCAGCAAAGTTGCCCGTCGACTATTGGTTAATTCAATGATAAACGTCGATCGACTCCAGTAGGACTTCTGATCAAAAGTCACGCGGCGCACACTACATTGACGTCTTGATCGCTCCTTCCTTAGTCAGCTTACAAAAATCGAAACTTTTATTCGTTGGAAAGTGGTGTACCAACAATTCCAAACGGCAGACGACCTCCTCAAAAAGTTCCGCTATAAGGGTTCCATGAAGGAAGAAATTCTTAACATCGCCCCTGAGTCAGTTCAGGCGATCGGCGAAGAGAAGCAGAAGGCGACCAAGCGTGGTCGCCCGGCTGGTCAGTTTGACTATCACAAGCTCCTCGTCCTCCAGTACCTCCAGAACCACACCAAGACTCACGGCATTCCATTCGAAGGCACCAACGAAGATCTCGCTGAGGCAATCGGCGAGTGGGGTGAACATTTCCGTGTCGGTGTGTCAGCTCGACAGATCGCTCGCTATTTGCGAAAGCTTCAGGAAGAGACTGCTCCCGATGGGAAGTCTCGTATCGAAGTAGCCTTGCACCGCTTCAAGGGTGCGAACGGAACGTTCGGCAGTCGTCGAGTTATCCACGTGAACGATCTGCGAGACTTCAAGGTCTCGCACCTCGACGGTCAAGCTCAGTCGTAATGGAATACCAGAAAGTCAAGTCAGCACCGAAGGTGATCACCGTCAAGGGTGACGCTCTTCGCAAGCGCATCCTCGGCACCATGAACACGGTCAGCTCGATCGTCGGTGGTACTCTCGGTCCGAGCGGCAATCCTGCTCTAATCGAGCGTTTCGAACACGGTCTGCCTCCTCTCATCACGAAGGACGGTGTCACGGTCATGCGCTCTCTCGGCATGTCCGATCCGACGGACCACTGCATCATGGAAGCTGCACGCGATGCAGCTACCAAGACTGCAAACGAAGCTGGTGACGGTACGACCACAGCGACGATCCTCGCTGAGGCTTTCGTTCGTCACATCGACGAATTCTGTCGCAAGCATCGCACGATGTCTCCTCAGAAGGTCGTTCGTACCCTCGAACGAGCATTCAATCGAGTCATCGAGCCCGCTATCCGTGAGCTGTCAATTGACGCTTCGGAAGATCGCAAGCTCCAGACTGCTGTTGCCAAGATCTCCGCGAACAACGAGGTAGAGCTGGCTGAGAAGGTCATGGAGTGCTTTGAGCTTGTCGGCGACGATGGTAACGTGACGATCCTCGAACGTTCGGGCCCAACGGGCTACGAAGTCGAGCGTCTCGAAGGCTATCCCATTACCATGGGCTACGAGCAATCGTGCGCGAAGTACTACAGCGCATTCATCAACGATGCGTCGACGCAGAAGGTGATCATGGAACGTCCGGTGTTCCTGCTCTACCACGGTGTCATCAACGACATCCAGCCTGTGTTGCCGATCTTGCAGAAAGTCGGCGACGAGCTTGAGAAGAAGCTCCAGGGCCAGCACACCGACTACGACCACTACAACGTCGTTGTCGTCGCGACCGGCTTCTCTCCTCGCGTGCTCGCATCATTTGCTCACGCATCGACTCAGGCCAACTCGATCCGCATCTACCCGCTCGTCGTTCCTCTCACGGCAGCGACGAACGGTCAGGCTCAATTCCTCGACGACCTTGCAGCCGTCACTGGCGCGATCGTATTCGATCCTGCTACGCACCCTGCCGATCGTGGCGAGCTTGTGGACCTCGGTCCCGGCGTCGTCTCGTTCGAGTCGTCTCGTTACCGCTCGATGATCATCGGTCGTGCGACGGGCATCATGGACCCGAACCACGCCGACGCAAACGACTATGAGACGTACGAAGATCGTCTCATGAATCGTGTCAGCGAAGTCGAAGCCCTGCTCTCGAATCCAGAGAGTGATTGGGACAAGATCTACCTCCAGGAGCGCGTCGGTAAGCTGACGGGCGGCATCGCCAAGCTCCATGTCGTCGGTTCGTCGAACGGCGAGCTGAAGGAAAAGCGCGATCGTGCTGAGGACGCCGTATGTGCCGTCCGCGGTGCAATCAAGCACGGATGTCTGCCCGGTGGTGGATGGACGTTGCTCAAGCTCTGCTCGCTGCTATCGGATGAAGATCCGGTCGTGCGTCAGGTTCTCAAGCCGGCCCTCATGGTCCCGGTCGATCGTCTGCTCCGCAATTGCGGCTTCAATGACGTCGACATTCGTCAGATCCTAGAGCCTGTGCTCGAAGGCATCCGCGATGGCAAGACCGTCGTCTACGATGCATACGAACACCGTCACGGTGATCCCATCGAGCTAGGCGTCCTTGACTCGACGCCAGCCGTCCTGGAAGCAATCCGCAACTCGATCTCGATCGCCTCGCAGCTTGGCACTCTCGGCGGCACCGTCGTGTTCCGTCGCGACGAGACCTTCGAGCGCAGCGAAGCTCACAACGCTCAAGAGTTTGAGCGCAACGCAAATATCAACGAAGCAAACCTACGTGCATAAATGTTCGCAGTAATCGCACTCGCACTCATTATCACCGCTGTCCTTGGTGGCAGCCTCTACGTGGGAGTGACCACGTACGATCGTTACAAGCAGAATCAGGCAAAGCGCCTCAATGAAGAGGCTGCTTTCGGACAGCTATCTCCCGCAATGCAGGAGAAGGTCGAAGTCGCCGTCGACAACATCCTCGACGAAGCTGAAGTGAAGCAGCTCTTCAGCCCGGAGAATTCGCAGATCGTTCAGCAGACTCTATTCCCGAAGGAAAAGGAAGTGATGAGCCTCTATCTGGCTGAGCGTCAGTTTGAGGATTACAAGAAGGAATACCTCCGCACGTGCTACAAGTTCGAAGGCACGTACGGCGATCTGGTGCACGATCCGCATGACACCGCTTTGGCTCACAATCACGGCCTAGAGCAGATGCATAACTTCCTCCTCGACAAGCATCTACGCTATTCATCGGGCAATCAGGCAGCAGATTTCTTCGCGATGAATCCGCCGAAGGTTGTGCCGGATCGCAAGTACAAGATCGAGACCGCCATCCTCGACGTCGAGCATCCGTACGACAAGAAGAAGTACGGCTCGTACGCCGAAGCGTATCAGGCTTCAGTCGGCAGCCCTCACGCGATTCCGATGCCGGCAGAGATGTCAGCAGTGACCGCTGGCAAGGCGCAGGAAGAGATCACCAAGTTCATCAACACACCGCTGGATAAGCTGCGCGACTATCACCACAGCGCTAACCCGGACATGTGGACGATCGTGCGTGCTCTCCAGGAGCAAGCTGACAAGGTCGAGTCCGAGAAGGAAGGCGTCGAAGTTCAGAAGGTCACGAAGATGATCGTCACGGCCCTCACCGCTATCTCGACGAAGCTTGAGGACGACGAATTCCACACGAAGGTCATGCTCGAAGAGCGCGACAAGGAAATCGCTCTACTCAAAGAGAAGCTCGCATCGGTCCCTACGCCGGGCGAATACAAGCTCGAAGCGTTTCCTTCGAAGAAACAGCCGAAGGGTGAGAAGCTCGCAATCAAGCTTCAGCCAGAGATCGACGTCATGACCTATGACGAAGTGCTGGCTCGTGTCGAGAAGCCGAAGCGCAGCCGCAAGCCGGTCAAGCGCAAGCTCGCCATCCACAAGTAATGGCTCAGTACAAGTTCCTCTGTTCGACATGCGGGTTCAAGAAGGCCCGCTTGTCGCTCGATCCGTTCGATTGCCCTAAGTGCAAATCGCCGATGAAGAGGAACGCGAGCGGACCGACGAATCAAGTCTACGAGCAGCTCGACAACGGGCTCATGCCTCGCAAGGTAGAGCGTCTAGCAGACGCAGAACGTCTATTCAAAGACCGCGCAAAGAACGATCCTAATGGCCAAGGTAACACTTAGCCGTCTGACGTTGCAGAACTTCCGCTCGTTCGATGGCACTCATACAATCGATTTTGACGGAACAGGATTGTATCTGGTACGCGGGTATAATCACGACTCGCGTGGAGAATCTGGTTCTGGCAAGTCTTCTCTGTTTCATGCCATCGCCTACGCCCTCGACTTTGCCCCCTATGCGGCTACAGAGCTGCGTACGTGGCACAACGACGATCCGATGTTCGTCGAGCTGGAGCTGGGAACCGATAAAGGTCCAGCCGTCATTCATCGTGGCGACAAGCTCTGGCTGAAGTACGAAGGTAAGAAGATCACCAGCGCGAAGGCTGTCGCCGAGAAGATCGACGAGATCTGCGGCATCAACAAGAAGCTTCGTGAGGCGATCACATACCGTCGTCAGCGCACCTTCGGTTTGTTCCTTTCTAAGACCGATAGAGAGAAGAAAGAATTCCTCATCGAGCTTCTCGGCCTTCATTGGCTAGAGGAAGCTATCGAGGCTGCCACCAAGAAGGTCACTGAGTGCAAGAAGGCTGTCGACGCTCACGTGCCGATGCTGGAGCTGCACAAGAAGCTCGTGGCCGAAGCGAAGGAACGAGTCATCGCTCCCAACTTCACTGACACCACCCGCCTAGAGCAAGAGATCGATCTCGCCGTAGCCGAGCTGCGTGAGGCTGCTGATATTCGCGCTGCCGCACAAGCGGACGTTGACGCAATCAAGTACGAAGCGTTCGACTACGACACTTCGCTGATTGATCGTCAAGAGCACATCATCCAGCAATGCCAATTCCGTATCAGTCGCCTCGGTCAACCCGAGCTATTGGTGCAACGTGCGCAGCGTTAGATTTTCCGTCTGCACAATGAGATCTCTCGTTTGTTCGACGACAAGTGTCCTCGCTGCGATCGTCAATGGGATCAGGCTCAGGCCGAGATGGAGAAGAACCATCAGGAGATCCAGCGTCAGGAAGTGAAGCTCAAGGAAGCGGAAGAAGCTCTAACCAAGCTCAAGACGATGCGCGAGATGGAAGCTACGATGGTGAAGCAGCTCGACGAGCTGAAGCTCCAGATGCAGGCTGCCGAGCGCACATATTTGGCCGACAACCGAAAGCTCTCCGAATTCAAGTACGCCAAGCTGAAGGAAGCTGATGGCGATTTGGTCGTGCGTGAACGCGGCATCAATAATCTACGTACACGTCTCCAGGCCCTCAAGAACGGAAACGAGCTGAACGCAAGACTTCATGCGCAGGCGAACGAAGCTGTGCTTGGTGCCAAAGTGAAGCTCATGACCGCTGCTGCCGACCACATCAATCTGGAGCAGCTTGAGAAGCGTGAGATTGACTTTCTCGGAATGTTGCGTGGCTTCCTCGGGCAGATCTTCGCCGAGCTATTGGCCGAAGTCTCGAACGAGACGAACCGAATCCTTTCGAACCTGCCGAACGCATCGAAGGTGACGCTGCACTTCGAGACTGATCGTGAGACGCAGGATGGCAAGCTACGCAACGAGATCACGCCGGTTGCATTCTTCGGTGGTCGTCACTGGCCGCTGGAGTCTGGTGCGTCAGGAGGTATGTTCACGTCCATCGAGTTGGCTGTTGACCTCGCAGTCGCCAACGTCATCTCACGTCGCACTGGTGTCGAGCTGGGCTGGCTGATCCTCGACGAGTCATTTGCCAACGGATCGGACAAGGTCACGAAGGAAGGCTGTCTCGAAATCTTGAAGCAATACTCCGACGACAAGCTCATCATCGTTGTCGAGCATGCTTCCGAATTCAAGGAAATGTTCTCGCGTGTGATCGAAGTCGATTACCGCGATGAACGATCGAGGATCAGATGATTGCTGAAATCCTAACGAAGGTGTACACCGCTCCGCACTACTACGCCGTGATCAGCCCGGCCGGTTTGTTCTTCGCTGAGTCGCCTGAAGAGCAAGACTTGATGGAGGATGATCCGCATGAAGCTCTCGTGCGTTTGTTCATCAGCAAGGAAGCGGCTGACGTGTATTGCGACTACGTCAATGTGTTGCACGGCGATATGAAGGTTACTGAGGTATCGCTGAAAGACGTTTGGTACCTGCTTGACGACATTGAGTCGCTATGCCAAGCGCAATTCAACTGTCCTGCGCGCATCGCCTTCTGCGTGCTCGACAAGGATGACTGGCCAGTGGACATCGACACGATCCACAGCGCCTTCATTTTGCCAAATTAGATCCGCTATAAGAGAGCTGTCTACAGGAGTTATCATGGGAAGACCAAAGGGTTCAAAGAACAAGGAAGCGAAGAGCCCCTTCGCAGATCTTGATAGTGATTGGAAGGACGCAGTAGCGGGCCTTGACCGCACCGAAATCGAGTCACGCATCGCAGCCGTGGCCATCGCCGATTCAGACCTTCGCAAGATGAAGAAGGAAGATCAGCATCTCAAGGAATGCGCAGAGACCTACAAGGAAGCCGGCGCGCAGTATCGCGATGGTTTCAAGGCTAACAAGCTCAAGATCGAATTCTTGAAGCAAGCTCTGAATGACAAGGGTGGTCCGTCAAAGGACGTCGCAGATCAAGTCGACGTCGATGCAGACACCAGCGTCAACTAACACAATCTACATCTAACTGACCCCGCGGAACCTCATCCCGAGATTTTCTTCCGCGGGGTTTCTTTTATCTGATGAAAGTTCTCTGCATCGATTTGTCGCTTCATTGCGGCTGGGCCGTTATGGAAGGCGAGCAAGGTCAAGATCCAAAGCTCGAAAGTTACGGAACACTTCACTACGAAGGAAATACCGTCAAGGAACGGAACAATTATCCTTGGTCGTATCTCGGAGTAGTGGCTGAGCATGTCAGCACGATCATGAAGCTGCTCGTCGAGCACGTCGCTCCTGACGTGATCGTGATCGAAGAAACGAACAAGGGCAAGAATCGATACAGTCAGAAGATGCTGGAGTTTTTGCATCACCAGCTCCTAGAGCAGATCGGCTTCCTACAATTCCGATCTGACACTGCACCTCTGAAGTTCAAGAAGCTGCCACCAGACGTCGTCTACCTCGACACGTCTCACTGGCGATCCATCCTCGGCATTTGGATGTCGAAGGACCAAAAGAAAAACAACGCAAAGCTGTCGAAGGCGAAGCGCGAAGGCAAGGATGCACTGAAGGCGATGAAGGAAAAGCTCGGCGTGCGTGGTAAGACGAATAAGAAGCACGTCGCTATCGCACACGCAAACGCAACCTTCGGTCTACAACTTCGTGTCAAGGACAACGACGCAGCCGATGCGATCTGTTTGGGCCTTGCCTATTTCAAGGGTGCGACTCCAAGCAATGGCGTTTGATCAGAAGGCATATCATAAGCAGTGGTGCAAGGATCATCCAGAGCGAGTGAAGGCTTATAAAGACCGATCGCTCAAGAAGCATCCTCAGAAGAAACGTAGATCTGAGAACGTACCTGCATATCGACTATATGCCTATCGTGCTTGGGATAAGAAGCATGGCTTCACTGACACTCTTTCAAAAGAAGAAGCTGTTGAAGCAATGATGATGGAATGCACTTATTGCGGTCTGCTTCCAGCAAATGGATTGGATAGGGTCGACAGTAGTCAAGGTCATCATACAAACAACGTCATTGGATGTTGTGAGAAGTGTAATTTCATTCTTGGGGATCTTCCTAGAGAAGCCAAGGCCGAGCTGATTGAAGGTCTATCTCGGATCCGGGAACAAGGTCTGCTAAGTAATTGGATAATTCCTACTAAAAGGAACAAATGAGTAATCCCGTAAATCCCAAGATGAGTCCTCTCCAGGAATTCATCTTCTACCGTACCTATTCACGCTGGCTCGACGACAAGGCTCGTCGTGAAACTTTCATGGAAGTGTTCGGTCCGGTTGGCGAGGGTCGATATCTGACGTACATGCACGGCAAGTTCGGACCGAAGGTTCCTGAAGCTGTGTGGCGTCTGATCGAAGAGAAGGTCGCAGAGCTTGGTTCAATGCCGAGCATGAGAGCTGCGTGGACTGCGGGCCCTGCGCTCGACAAGAACAATATCGCTGGCTACAACTGCGCAGCGATCGCATTCAACTGCCTTCAATCAGTAGTCGAGCTGTTCTACATTTTGATGTGTGGTACCGGCGTCGGTTTCTCGATCGAGCACGAGTATATCTATCAGATGCCGACAGTCGCACGCCAGACAGGCGCGCTGGTTGGTACGCACTACGTAGAAGACTCAAAGGAAGGGTGGGCTGACGCTCTCAAGCTTGGCCTGGAGACTTGGTTCGAAGGCGGCGATGTCCGTTTCAACTTCGACTTCGTTCGTCCTGCCGGCGCTCGTCTAAAGACGATGGGCGGTCGTGCATCGGGCCCGGATCCGTTGAAGCGTTTGCTCGAATTTTGTCGCGACATCATTCTGAAGGCTCAAGGACGCAAGCTCAAGTCGATTGAGTGGCTCGACATCGGCAACATGATCGGTGAAGTGGTAGTCGTCGGCGGCGTACGTCGCTCCTCAGAGATCACGTTCTCAGATCTGGGCGATGAAGAGATGCGCGACGCGAAGGTGTGGCCATTCCCGCAGCACCGCGCGATGTCGAACAATTCTGTTTGCTACAAAGAGAAGCCGAACATCTTCCAATTCATGACGGAGTGGTCGGCCCTTGCAGCGTCGGGCACTGGCGAGCGTGGTATTTTCAATCTCGAAGCAGCGATGAATGCTTCACCACGTCGAAAGAAGAATCCGCACCTTCGCACCAATCCGTGCGGCGAAATCAACCTCGACGTTCTGACCGGCGAATTCTGTAACCTCACCGAGGTTGTCGTACGCGCTGGCGATACGTGGGATATCTTGTGCGACAAGGTCAAGGCAGCGGTATGGATGGGAGCAATGCAGTCGTGCTTGACCGATTTCCCGTACCTGCGTCCGAGCTGGAAGCAGAAGTGCGAAGAAGAGCGTTTGCTCGGCGTCTCGCTCACTGGCCAGATGGACAATCCGAAGCTGATGACCGAAGAGAAGCTAGAGATGCTTCGCGGCTACGCCGTCAAGGTCTGCAAGAAGGCGTGTAAGGCTCTCGGTATCAACATGTCCGTTGCGATCACAACCGGCAAGCCGTCGGGTACCGTGTCGCAGCTCGTGAATTGCGCTTCGGGTGCTCACCCTCGTTTCGCTAAGCACTACCTCCGTCGCGTTCGTATCGATGCGAAGGATCCTCTGTTCCACATGATGCGCGCACAAGGCGTCCCGTTTACTCCAGAGAATGGACAACGACAAGAGGATGTCGAGCGTAAGCGTCAAGAGCTGGTTGGATCTGGCAAGACGTGGGAAGAGGCGTGCGTCATCGTTCCTGACTGGAAGGAAGAGAACGTGATGATGTGGGTCGTCGCATTCCCGGAAGCAGCTCCTCGTGGCGCAATCACTCGCCATGATGTATCAGCGATCGAACAGCTCGAATGGTATCTCAAGGTGAAGAAGAATTGGTGCGAGCACAACCAGTCGATCACCGTCTATGTTCGTGACGAAGAGTGGCTGAAGGTTGGTTCGTGGGTATTCGAGCATTGGAACGATATCTCGGGTATTTCATTTCTTCCATATGATGGTGGTAAGTACGAACAGGCTCCCTATGAGGAGATTGACGAGGCTCTGTACAAGGTTCTCGTGAAGGACTTCCCCAAGATCGACTACACCCAGCTCTCGAAGTTCGAGAATGACGATAATACCTCCGGTGCAAAATCGTATGCTTGCTCCGGCGATAAGTGCGAAATCGTCTAAGACTGTCTGTATTTGTTTCGCTATAAGTACTTTGTATGGCGCGAACAAAAGGCAGTAAGAACAAGGTAAAGCGCGAATGGAGCTGTCCAGACTGCAAGGAAACAGATCTGGAGAAGAAGTCCACGAGCTATTACTGTCGTTCGTGCGCTTGTGAAAGAGTCAAAATCAGCAGGCGAGCTGTAAAGAACGAGGTTCTTTCTCAATACTCTGGTGGCGGTTATCCGCACTGCCAGTGCTGTTGGGATCAGCATATCGATTTTCTATCCATCGACCATGTAAATGGCGGCGGATCAGAACATCGACGCCAGCTAGGAATGAGTGGCGGGCACTCGTTTTATTCTTGGTTGAAGCGCAATGGATACCCGGATGGGTACAGAGTCCTTTGCCACAATTGCAACCAAGGCCGTCAATGTAATAACGGCATTTGTCCGCACGAGGAAGAATAATGCCGGGTGGCAAGCTTTACAACTCTATCGATTCTGAGCTAGACGACGACGTAGAAGCCCAGACAGCAGCACCAGACGACCTTGACGATTTCGATGAAGAGATCGACGAGGAGATGTCCGAAGCTGAGCAGCGAATCAATCTCGCTGGCTATTATCGAATACTCGCCAAAGGCGGTATCTTCAAGGACGGATCCGAAGCAGCTCGCATCGTTGATGCTGAAGTTCGCGCATTCGCCCGTGAGCGAATGGCACTGCTTCTGAATCTGTCGTCTGCTCCCAAGGCCAAGGTCGATCTGCCTTTCACTGAGGACCAAATTAACGTCCTTCAGTGGCTCGCTGATCGCTACGTAGAGAAGGCTCGCGCGTCTCAGAACGTTGCCCCATTGGCCCCTCCGACGCAGCCAGTTGCTCCACAAGTAACGAAGCCGGCTGCACCAGCGATCACACCGCTCGTGCCTCCGCAGAACGCCCAGCGCGCTCCTGCGAAGCCTCAAGCACAACGTCAGCGTAAGCCGAAAGAGAAGGTCAACTACGACCTGATCGCTGACGGCGTCGTATTCCAGGAAGACGGAAAACACTGGAAGTTCGTTACCAACCCGGAAACGGGTCAAAGACTAAAAATGGGAGTCAACCTGAAGAAACAGGTTGGCGCAGGAAGCGCTGCGCACCGTCTGCCGATGCCCTCGAACGACCAGATGGATCGCATCTCACACCAGCAAGCACAACACCAAGTCACTAACCTACCGGTTATTGAAACAGACAAAACAAGGATCATTTAATGGGAGATAAGTTTAGTCCGAAGAACGTAGGCGAAAACAGCCTACGTGCAAAGGCAAAGGGTCTAGAGGCCCGCATGAAGGATCTTGAGACCGGCCTGAGTCGCCTCATGATCGGAATCGACCGCAATATGGGTCAGGTTGGCCAGATGCTCGGCGAAGTAACCGAGAAGCTCGAAGCCGTCATCGAATTGGTTGGTACCGAATCTGTCAACCAGCTCGTCGAAGCCAAGCGCATGGATCGCGCACAGGAAGCAGCCGATGCAGAGCAGAAGGCTCTGGAAGAGGCTATTGCAGACGGCTACGTGACTCCGACCGACGTGGTTGCCGAAAATTCGTTCATCGTTGCATACGAGACGAAAGCCGATGGCAAGCCGCTCGGCACTGGACGTCAGTCGGTTGCCTTTAAGTCGCTCTCAAAGGCGGCGAAGGAAACGCTCCTCGGCAAGGGTGTCGACTTCACTATGCCGACTCCATCGGGTGGCAGCTTCACCGTGAAGGAAGTCTACACGCTCGATGAAGAGAAGGGACGCGCAATCTTGGGTGAGAAGGCGCGCGCACGCGCGGAGGCCGCGCAGAAGGCAGCGGCAGAAGCAGCATCACAGGATGAAGCTGCATCCGACGACAGCGCCGCCGCAGACGTAGGAGAGAACGAGTAATGGCGACGAAGGCTGACAGAGATCAAATCAACGAAGAAAACGATGTTGTTCGGGAGATCCTGCGCAGCCGTTCGCAAACCATCGTCGAGCAAGACAACAAGTACAAGGCACGCGCAGTCACAACCGTGGCTGCTCGCGAGTCGATGTTCCTTGAAGATCTGACCGACGCCCTCAAGAAGGTATTCGAAAAGAAGCTTCCTGTTCCGCGCGCACAAGTCGCGCCGAAGGGCAAGACGAAGCGCATCGTCAACCTGATGATCTCTGATACGCACTACGGTGCGCGTCTCGATGCAAAGGAAGTCGGGCGTACGTACGGTCCAGTCGAGGAAGCTCGTCGTACCGCAGCGATCGTCAAGCAGGCTGCTGACTACAAGCGTCAGTATCGCGATGAGACCGAGCTGTATGTTCACCTCATTGGCGACATCATCCAGGGCCAGCTTCACGACATGCGTGACGGCGCTCCTCTGGCGGAACAGGTTGCAACGACTCTGCGCGTTCTCGTGCAGGCATTCATCTACCTCGCAAACGAGTTTCCAAAGGGCGTGAAGATTTTCTGCTCGACTGGTAACCACGGACGTCGCGGCGATCGTCACAAGGACCGCGCTGTCCACCAGAAGTGGGACTCGATCGAGATGATGGTGTTCGTTGCTCTGCGTGAAGCGCTGCGTACGTACAAGAATGTCGAATTCGTCATTCCTCTGACGCCGCACTACACGTGGAAGGCATTCGACCAGCAAGGCTTCGCTACTCACGGCGACACCGTCCTCAATCCCGGCTTCCCGAACAAGGCTATCCAGGTTGAAACGGTCACGCGTCAGATCAACTCGATCAACGCCGCTGCCGGCAAGACTGGCGAAGAGTATGCGCTCTTCATCGTAGGTCACGTACACACGGGCTCGCAAACGTATCTCGCAAGCGGCTCAGTGTTCATGACCAACGGTTGCCTAATCCCTCCTGACTCGTACGCTGTTTCGATTGGTATCTTCGAGACTGCCTGTGGTCAGTGGATTTGGGAATCGGTTCCGGGTCACATCGTTGGCGACTCACGCTTCGTGATCGTCGATGAGAAGACCGACGCAGACGAATCTCTCGATTCGATTGTGGCTCCGTTCGAAGGAATCTAATGCCTGTAGCCACCGAAGTGGACGATCTGGAGCGTCAGATCGTTCGCCTCGAAGAAGAAATCCGTCGTCGTAAGACGAAGGTTATTCAACTCAGCAACGATATCGAGGAAGCTCACGAGTACGTCGAACGTTGCAAGGCGAGCGCTGATCTCTGTAAAGAGAATCTGAAGAAGCTCAAGTCAGAATCGTTGGTGTCACTCGAAGATTTTCGCGACATGCAGAAGCTCTACGAGGACAACATGGATCTGATGATTCAGCACAAGGCGATCGCTTCCAACAAGATACACGAACGTACGGCTCTTTTGAAAGAGCAGATCCCGTTCCTTGAATCATCACTAAGCGAATGCAAGTGCAAGTTGAGCAAGTGGGGGCAAGTTGTTCCCTTCAAAATGCGATAATGACCCCGGAAGAAATGAAGCATATGATTGAGACCGATCCTGATTACATCGCCAGCAAGCGATACGGGTATTCTCTCAACACGCTCCTGGAGCGCTACCCTGATGGGTGCCCGGATCGCATTATAGCGAATGTTCTTCAGATGAGCGAAGAGGAAGTGGAGACCGCCTACCAAGGGATCGTCCGCAAGCTCCGCTCATTGATGAAGGTCGATTCGCTATAAGGGCTACGAGACCCAGGAGGAGCCCAATGGCCGAGAAGGATTCGAACCGTCCGTACACGATGGACGATCTCCGTACCGCCGTTCATGAGCTGGATTATGCACGTGGCCAGCTCGAAGACACCCGCAAGACCCTGAAGCGCAATCGCGACGCTGTGAAGTCCTTCGAGAAGGAAGAGCAGGAGCGCGAAGCTGAGGTTGCTCGCCGCGAGAACGCGGTGAAGAAGATCGCAGGGCATCTGGAAAAGTAATGCAAGAAATCCAAGAAAACCTCACCGCTCTCGGAATGCTCGATCAAAAGCTCGTTAAGAGCATCGTAGAACCGGAGCTTGAAATCGTTTCACAGATCATTTCTCCCGAAGATGCGGAGCTGATGATTGATCCAAAGCGTTCGTGCAAGCACTGCTACGGACGTGGCTACCAGCTCTGGTTGGAAGGCGATGGTTACACCGTCAATGCCGACGGTGAGCGCGTCAAGAGCCTCAAGCGCATCTCCCGCCCCTGTGCCTGCGTGTTCCGCGGCGCCAAGTTCCGTCTCAAGAAGTAATGGCTGACTGCAAGCACCCGCACCTCACCTTCGAAGATGGTGAGCTATACCTCCGTTGCATCGACTGCGATCACTATTGGGGCAACATGACCCAAAAGGGTGGCCAGCTCGACTACACCGCACAGGGACGCAACGCGATCTCGATCGACAAGACTCGCCATAGTAAGTGGATGCTTCCTCGCGACAAGAAGGAAGCGAAGCCAGTTAAGAAGTCCGTAGATCACTTCGGCCGGAAGATCTGCACGCACTGTGGCCATCCTGAAAACAGCGCCACCTGTCAGAAGTCGCACCCGTAAGTTTCGCTATAAGAGAGCTGTTAATGGCTCTCAAGAACTTCGCCACCTGTCACTGCCATCCGCAGTCTCTCGACTCAGCGTCAACTCCCGAAGCCTTCGCCAAGCGTGAAGTAGAACTAGGGACTGGCGTCATCACCGTGACTGATCACGGTTCGCTGGCAGCTTGCCGCACCGTCTACGATCTGGCAAAGAAGCACAAGCTGATCCCGGTTCTCGGTCTGGAAGGCTACTTCCGTGACGACGATTGCGGCATCTTGCGCGACGCTGGCATTCCTAAGAATGCCGACGGGAAGTACCTCGACTACTTCAAGTACGCTCACTTCTGCACGCACTTCATGGATCAGGCCGCATATGAATGCGGTGTCCGTCTGATCTCGAAGGCTCCGATTGAACGCCACGGTCAAGAGACCAAGCCGCTGTTCAATTGGCAGAATCTCGAAGAGCTTGCATCACACAACGTCACGATGACGACGGGATGCCTCATCGGCATGGTCCAACGTCACTTGCTCGATAACAACGACCCGCAAATGGCCGTGAAGTATTTCGAGCGTCTCGTTTCTATCTTCGGAAAAGATCGTCTCTTCGTCGAAGTGTTCCCTCACATCTGCGACCGTAACTGGGTCAAGGGAATCTTCGTCGAGCTGCAAGAAGGCGACAAGATCGTCAAGCTCAAGTTCCACGACGGTAAGAAGCTCAAGACCAACGAAGGCGAAATCATCGCCGACGATCTAGCGAAGGCTTGGCTGCGCAAGGCAAACAAGCACGACACGCTCTGCGCTGTGAAGGACTACAACACGTGGAACGATCGCAACCCGACCAAGATCCTCTCGGTCAAGAAAGTTGAAGACTTCCTCGTGAACGAGTGCCGTCCGTGGGCTCCCGACGGCGACGTGCAGAAGGGCTGCAATGAATTCGTCATGCGCCTCGCTGCCAAGTACAAGGTACCGATCCTCATCGCCGACGACTCTCACTTCGCTCATGCGGATGAGAAGCCGGTGCAGGACGTTCGCCTCATGGCTTCGGGCGGCTCATGGAGATTCTACGGTTCGTACCATCGTCAGTCGTCTGAAGAGGCATTCGCCTACTTCAAGAACAAGCTCGGCGTCGAGCAGAAGCAATTCGAAGAATGGGTCGACAACAGCTACGCATGGGCTGAGCGATTCAAGGGTTTCAAGTTCGAAACGAAGCCGTCACTGCCGACCAAGTTCTTCCCGCAAGACACCCTTCGTCACACTCTCGACCTTATCAAGAAGCATGGTCGTATGGATTGGAAGGACAAGCGAGCTGTCGCGCGTCTGGAGGAAGAGATCAACCTCCTCCACAAGAACGGCACGATCGACTTGCTGCCTTACTTCTTCATCGATGAAGAAGTTTGCTGGGAATACACCAAGGCTGGTCTACTCACTGGTCCTGGTCGTGGTTCTGCTGCCGGTGTTCGTCTAGCTTACCTGCTGGGCATCACACACGCAGATCCGTTCGATTATGGTCTGTCGCTCGAACGATTCATCACTCAAGATCGTATTGCCTCGGGCGCGCTTCCTGATATCGACCAAGACTTGCCGAACCGCGAGCTGCTCGTCGCCGACAAGGTTGGCTACCTGCACAAGCGCTATGGCGATCACTTCGCTCAGATCTCTGTCGACACGACGCTGAAGCTCAAGTCGGCCATGAAGGACGTTTGCCGCGTTCTCGCCGGCCAAGTGTTGCCTGAGATCGATGCGATTACTCGTCGCCTGCCAGATCCGCCGCAGGGTGTGTCCGACCACAACTTCGTGTTCGGCTACACCGACTCAGGTAACTGGCATCCAGGCATCATTGAATTCAACAAGGACTTGCAGGACTACATCACGAAGTATCCCAAGCACTGGGATGTCGTTCGTCGTGCTCTTGGTCTCGCACGTCAGAAGTCACGTCACGCTTGCGGCTTCGTCATCGCCAATCGTCCGATCTGGGAATTCATTCCTACGACGGTCATCAGCGACACGATCTGCACGGCGTACACGCCGGCCAGCGTCGAAGCTGTCGGTGGCGTCAAGATGGACTTCCTCGTCATCAACTCGCTGAACGACATCAGCAACGCGATCAAGCTCATTCAGAATCGCTACGGCACTCCTCCTGAGGAGGGCATGAAGCTCGATGGCAAGTGGGTGCCTCAGTGCCGCCTCATCAAGCATGGTGAGAATTTCCAGGACATCTGGAAGCTGCCCGAGGACCAGAAGGTGTTCAAAGATGTCTCGCTCGGCAAGACTGAGACGGTATTCCAATTCAACACTCCGGGCGCAGTGCAGTGGCTTCGTCAATTCGCATTCCGCAAGGGTGGTGATCGCTTCGCTATCGATTCAATCGAAGCGATGGCAGCCTTCACCGCTCTCGATCGTCCCGGTCCGCTCGACATGGAAGTTGAGTCAGGTGAAGGCGGCAAGAAGCACAACCTGCTAGTCGAGTACGCTCGTCGCGCTCGCAATGCTGAGCCGTCGCCAGAGATCTTCACCTTCTTCAATCAGCTCTTCCCAGAGACGTACGGCGTCATGGTGTATCAGGAGCAGTTGCAGAAGGCGTATCAGTACCTCACTGACTGCGGCGGTCCTGAAGCAGAAGAGTTTCGTCGCAACGTCGCCAAGAAGAAGATGGAGAAGGTGCTCGCAGCCTACCCAGCATTCAAAGAGCGCGCATCAGCGAAGCTCGGTGGTGAGGAATATGCCGATAAGTGCTGGGAATTCTTCAAGACTTGGGGTCAATACGGCTTCAATAAATCACATGCTGTGTGTTATTCGATTATCGCGTACGCATGTGCCTATCTAAAGCACCACTATCCACTCGAATGGTGGACGGCTGTTCTTCGCAACGCCGACAAAGACGAGATCAACAGCGTGTTCTGGCGTCACTGCGGACACCTGATCAACCTGCCTGACGTTACGAAGTCGCACGACATGTTCGACATCGTAGACGACAAGATCCAGGCACCGCTCTCTCTTTTGCACGGCATCGGCGAGAAGGCTCACAAGCAGCTCGTTGACGGTCGCCCGTACAAGGACATCGACGACTTCTGTGATCGCATACAAGCCTTCAAGGAAAAGGGTGCAACCTTCACGACGAAGTTTGAAGAGAAGAAGCGCACGAATCGTAAGACGAAGGAAGTCACGATTGAGACGGTCGAAGTGGTGAAGAAGAAACTCGCCACGTCTGCACTCAACCGCGGTGTCGTCTATACGCTCATCGTCTCGGGTGCAATGGATAGCCTGTTCCCCGACGATGCGACAACACTTGATATGCTCATGAAGTATGAAGAGTCGACCGCACGTGCGTCAGGCAAGAAGCAGCAGCCGGTGAAAGAGAAGTACATCACGATCAATCAGATCGTTCGTCACCAGATGCGCAAGGCGATCTTGCCGGCGTACTCAAAGCCGCTGTTGCCCGTCCTCCAGAGTATGGAGGTCCCTGACATCGTGCAGAATGGCAACCGTGCTCTCTACCGCTGGAAGGAATTCGTTCCCTTCGCTACGGCGAAGGATGTGGAGCGCATCGAGACTATCTCACCGTTTCCTGAGGAGCCGCTGAAGGTCGCTGTGGCCTGCTACGTTGACGATGTCCGTCCGTTTAGCTGGTCGCGCAAGGATGACTCCGGCAAGCATGTCGGCACTAGTCACGCGATCGAGCTGAACCTGGACGTTGACGGCGCGCGAATGAAGTTTGTGAAGTGGGGCAACCGAGAAAACGGCATGCTGCCGACTAAATGGATGCACGCGAATGAATTTAAAGGTTCAATCGCAGTAGCAATCATTACTAAGTACAGGGAAAACAAGCCGTTTGCCCTAGAAGACATAATTGTTGTCGCCCCAGCATTGGTCGATGACAAAGAGGAATCAAGTAAGGACTAAAATGGATCTAGAAACAATTCTCAAGAATCTCGACGACGCAGAACGTATGGCTGCGATCGATCCGAACGAGCCGCAGTACACCAAGACGCGCGCTGGTATCGAGACTGCAATCAAGGGCGCGAAGGATCGCGTTCAGAAGCTCAAGGGCGATTACGCAACTACCGTTCAAGCAAACGGAGTAGCAATCTTCCTCCACGGCCCGGAAGGTAAGGTCCAGGAATTCACGACTCTCGTGAGGGATCTGGGCGAGGCAGTTGTCATCGACGCTGCTGAGCTGTACACGCAGCGCTTCCTGCCGGTCCTCGAAGGTTCTCTCGGCCCTAAGCGCGAGTGGAATTCGACTCAGGCGGCGATCATGCATCGCCTTCTCGCAGAGGTAGGCAAGGAACTAAAGGTGTTCATGACGCGCGCTATGCGCCTCCCGGCAACGATGACGTTGCCCGAGAAGTCAGACACCCTCAACTTCATCCGTAACACGATCCGCGAAGAGCTGGGCGATGACTTCAATGCTCAGTACCTCCGCAACGCTGTTGCTCGTGAAGGGCTAAAGATTCGCTATATGGGTGCTGTAGCTCCGGTGATCGTAGTGAATGCAACCCCGGAAGAGGCAATCGGCCTCGGCCAACTCTTTGGTCGTGGTAAGGCGACCGTAACGATCACAGACGAAGACACTGTCAACGAGGAATTCATCAAGGCAACATTCAAGTCAGTACAAAAGCAAATCAAGAACAAGAAGTAATTTCGTTTCACTCATTCAATTAAAGTAACTCGTAGGAATAATAATCATGGCATTTGGTACACCTCAATACGGCAACACGGAAATGGTCTTTTACAAGAATTGGAAGCTCAAGGCTCCCGATGCTTCAAAGGGCGAGACTGTTTTCGTTCTTCCTGATCTCCGTCTCCTCCCTCCGATGCACTCACTCGCCGAAAAGGGCAAGTGGGCAATGTATCACGGTCAGCACTTCGGCTACGCCGGCAACGGCAAGGAACCGGGTAAGCCCCGTCAGCGTCCGTTCGCCTGCATTCAGCAGAGCGATTTCCGTACGAAGATCGTCACCGTCTCTTGCGATGCTTGCGACGTAATCGACGAGAAGCGTGCAGAGCGTGAAGCTCGTGAAGCTGAGTACAAGGCTTCGGGTAAGAGCGATCAGGAGATTCGTGAGCTGCTCGAACCGCTCACGGGCTGGCTCAAGAAGCATAACTGCGATCGCAAGTGGCACATCAATGTGATGTCGCGCGCTGGCGAATTCGGTGTGCTCCAGATCTCGCACACGCTCAAGAAGCTCCTGGACGTCAAGATCGAAGAAGTGCGCAAGCGCAAGCTCGATCCGATGGCCCCGGATCAGGGTGTGTGGTTCCGCTTCTCGCGCATGGGCAAGTTCCCGGTCCAGGATTCAGTCGAATTCGTGATGACTGGAGACGACGAGGCAGGATGGAAGATCGAGAAGGCTCCTCTCTCGGACACTCAGTGTGAAACCGCTGAGAAGGTCTGCCCGGATCTCGCGACTGGCGTCGTGAAGACTCTCTCGGCAGCTCAGATCGCTCAGCTCGTTTCGTGCTCGGGCGACCCTGATGAAGTCGATCGCATCTGGCAGCTCGGCAGCAAGACTGCTGAGAAGAGCCCGGTGACTCGTACTGCTCCTCCGGCTGTGAAGCCGGCCGCTTCTCCGAAGACGGCAGAGCAGACCGAGATCGAGAAGCTTCGCGCTCAGCTCGCGCAGCTCGAAGCCGCAAAGGCCGCTGCTCCGGCAACGCCTCCGACGACAGCTCCGGTTGTCGAAACTGGTGGTGACGACAGCGATCTCAGCGACGAAGAATTCTACGCGAAGTTCGGTTCGAAGCCGGCCTAACAACCTCGGGCCCGGCGTGTAAACGCCGGGCCCTTTTCTTATCTACATCATGAGCGATCTAATCAGAGAGGCCGATCAGGTCATCGTCTGCCCGCGTGCAGGCACAAGCGTCGACGCTATCACCATCGATCTGAAGAAGGTGTTGGAAGCTGAGCAGCGTTTGATTGAAGTGCAAGCCGTGACTCCCGGTAAGGCGAGCGAGCTATGCACCGTGTTCACTATTAGCTGGCGCGATCTGCACCACAACATCTGCGCACTCGAAGCTGAAAAGGTCGAAGCACAGAAGGTCGTCGATCGTCGTAAGGCAGTCATTACCCTCGAAGTGATGCCAGAGCTTTTGAAGAGCAAGGGCATCTCCTCGAACAAGGAAACGCGTGAAGCTGTGCTCGCACTCGACACCGAGCTGACAGCAGCTCAGGACGTTGTAGACAAGATCACTGCCGTCGTTGAATTGCTGAAGGGCAAGCTCAAGGCGTTCGAGTGGTCTTACAACACCGTCAAGAAGATCATGGGATCGAGCGAGGCATACAATTATCTCGGCGGTACCAGCACTGTCACCAAGCTCGACGGTAGCGAAGAATCTCCGTCGCCGGTACAGACTACCGCTCCTGGTTCAGCTCGTTCTCGCTTCGGCACACCCAAATATTAGTCATCCGCTATAAGGCAACTGTAATGGCAAAAGACTGGCTCTCACGACTCCAGAAGTACGACAACGTTATCAAGGAACACACGAATCCTTTCAACAGCGGCGTTCATTCATCCTCTCCCTCAGCAGACTTCGTATACGGCAACGGTACGTGGCTTCTGCCGTTTGGTTATTCAGAAGTTCTCTACGGTCCTCCGAAGGGAGGCAAGTCGGTTTTCGTCAAGATGAAGATCGGCCAGCTTCATCAGGACGATCCTGAAGCATACGCCGTCGTATTCGACACCGAATTCCGTTGGCGCGGTCAGCTCACTCCTGAGAAGGCCAAGGCATATGGTATCGATATGAAGCGCGTTGTTATCTACGAAGGTAACAACCCGATGGAGATCTTCGATCGCATCGAAAAGAATCTCGCTGCCGACCTCGACGATGGCATGCCGCTCAAGTACGTCGTAATCGATTCAGTGTCGGGCGTTCTCGGCCGTCGTGAATTGGATTCAGACACCGTAGAGACGCAGCAAATCGGCGACCACGCTCTGACCATTCAGACTGGTCTCAAGCGTATTTTGCCGACACTACGCAAGTACAAGCTCGCTTGTACCCTCGTCACGCAGGTTCGTTCGGAAATGGATCAGGCAGCTCTCCGTCGCGATCCGTCGATGAAGGTGAAGATGAATGCTTCGTTCGGTCTCCAGCACTTCGCCGAATACTTCGTGTATGTCGTACCGAACCTGAACAAAGAAGGTCGTACGGATATGCTCGGTCGTGAAATGGTCGATGAGTCTGTCACTGACTTGATGGACAAGGGCGAGCGTACGGGCCATAAGATGCGCGTCATCATGAAGGACTCGTCAATGGGTCCAAAGGGCCGCACTGGCGAATTCACGTTCGACTACAAGCTCGGCGTGATCAACGTCCATGAAGAAGTGTTCCGTCTTGGTATCGGTCGCGGTGTCATTGAGACACCGTCTAAGGGCTGGTACGAATTCGGTGGCAAGAAGTGGCACGGTGCGAAGGATATGCTTGTTGCTCTCGAAGGTGACAAGGATATGCAGGCAGCGATCATCAAGGAATTGAAGCTACGCGATATGCGTGGCGACTACCGCGCTGCTGACGCCAAGCTCGATACCTCAGATATCGAAGCAGTCGAGTAATGTTTCAGAAGGTAGACCCGGAAGTCCTTCGAGCCTTCATCGAAGGCTCCGGGCTTACCTATGACCAGAATTCGGTATCGTGGATCTTCACCTGTCCGCGATGCACGAAGTCCAAGAAGCTCTATCTCCGAAAGCGTGATGGACGATTCGTCTGTTGGCGTTGCAAAGAGACAGATAACTTCCAGGGACGTGCTGAGTACGCTCTCTCCGAGCTGACTGGGCAATCGTTCGCTGACGTCTGCCGTTTCCTCTACGGCGACATTCCCCTCCGCGCAGACTCAACGTTCGACGCTCGTATCGAAGACTTCTTCGGCGAAGGCGACGACGTTGACGGTGAAGCAACCGAGCACGCGATCATCCGCTGGCCCTCTGACTTTCTTCAGATGGACCATCCACACGCCGTGCGCGGTCGCGAGTACATGAAAGAGCGCGGCGTACCAACTCGCCTCCAGCTCAGCTACGGCTTGCGATACTCGCCAGAGAATCGTCGAGTATATTTTCCAATTGGCGAGCGCGGACTCCTCTACGGCTACCAAGGTCGCTTGGTCATTCCTCACGTCTACATCGACGAGGAGACGGGTGAGAAGAAGGAAGTGCCGAAGATCCTCTCGTCCAAGGGCGTGCGGCGCGACCGTCTCCTGATGTTCTCAGATCGCTTGAAAGACTGGCAACACGCAGTGGTGTGTGAAGGCCCTGTCGATGCAATCAAGGCCCATTACTGCCGCGGTAATGTCGCCACAATGGGCAAGGAAGTGTCGCACCAGCAAATGCGCCTGCTCATCAACAGCGGTGTGCAGCGTGTGTATGTGGCGCTCGATCCTGATGCCACGGAGGCGATCGAGAAGATGGTGACTGATTTGTACGGGGATGTAGAAGTCTACGAGATGATCCCGCAGAAGCTCGGTCAGAAGATCGACCTAGGTGCGATGTCTTTCGACGAAGTGTACGAACTATTCCTCGGCGCTCGCCGATTCGAGACCCGCCTCTTCATCGACATCAACTTCACCTGAGTCGGCCGGGCCCGAGCCGCCGCAAATGTCGCAACCTTCCTGGTGCAGACGCAACTGCTTCGCCGCTTCACGGCGCGCGTCCGAATGCAGCAGGATGTTCTGCTTCGCAAACTTCAGCGTCGAGACCATGCCGTCATGATCCATCGCAGCGAGCCCTTCACGGAGCAGCTTCGCCGCCGAGCGCTTGCGAGCCGTCGGATTCGACGTATCGAGCTTGCGATTGCGGTCGCGATAGTCGTCGTCGACGGGCTGCTCGTCGATCGGGTTGCTGTAGTCCTTGAACCCGTGGATGTACGCGACATCCTGCTCGACGATCGGCGCAGCTTCACCATCGGCGTTGAAGTTCGCACGACCGCGATACGCCTTGCCGAGCAACGCCACGGCGACGGTGTCGGCGTCGGGCATCGTCGAGCGCTCCTTCGCCGACAGGATCTTGAAGATCTCGGCGAAGCGCTGGCGCAGCCACACGTAGAGCGTCTGCTCGTTGTGCTGGTCGTCCTTCTCCTCGTCCTCGATCTGGGCGCAGAAGATGTTGAGCAGCACCATCGCGTACGTGCGGAGATCTTCCACCGACTTGCCCCAGCGACGGCAGGGCGAGTTGTTCAGGTTGTAGAAGTTCCAGCAAGCCTTGTGCATGACCTTGTCGTACTTGGCGTACTTTTCGGCCGGCGCATTCGGCGAGCGACGGAACGCGGTGTGCCGCACGCACACGAGGAAGTCGTCGTCGGTGTAGCAGAGCTTCTGCTCGGGCTGCACGCCGCGATCGACGGGCACCGGGTTGCCGTAGCCCGCAGCGCTGGTGATGACGTGGTACGCCGCGAAAGCCACGTCGAGCTTCTTGCCGGTGATGTCGGTGGCCAGAACGTCGATGACGTTCGGAGCGGGCTTGGTCTGGTCGCGACGTTCGCAGACACGGACCTCGATGTCACCCAGGCGTCCCTGGACGCTGAAATCGCAGCCGGCGACGGTCGACTTGGTAAAGGGAACCTTGTTTGCCCGGAGCCAGGAACGGATGAGGTTGCGAGCAGTGAACGTATTCATGGTAAGCCTCCTTACAGTTTTGTTACGAGAGTAAAAGATCCCCATTGGGCCTACCGGAAGTTTCAAAAAGACCTCCCGGTCATGACCCTTGTAGCGAATCTTTTACGGGGTCGATGCTTTGAGGATCATCTAGAGAGTTTCGCTATATGAGCATTGTATGACCTCCATGTGGGTTGACGTGAGCGAGCCCGGTAAGACTTACCCGGAGATCCTGGCTGACACTTTGGCGAGGAAGCTTACGCACGTGACAAGTATGGTTTACCTCAGCTACCTGGGGCTGTCAAGACGCGGTAGAAGAAAATTCTGCACGTACATGTAGTTTTGTAACACTTTCGCCACTTTCCAATGGCAAATATTTTTCTCTTCCTGAGGTAGAAGTTGTCCGATCCTCTCATTGAACCAGCAAAAATTTCTCTCCCCTTCGCGACCAACAAGCAGATCGCCATCCTTGGCCATCTATTGAAAAACGATAAGTTTTTCGCTCAATGTGCAGACCGCATCGATCCGGCGTGGTTCCTGGACCCGTACTGCACGAAGGTCTATGGGGCGAAGGTGAAGTTCTTCCGTGACTTCAATCGCTCACCGTCGATAGAGGAGCTGCGCAATCTGCCGGTGTTCCTCACCGAGGACCAAGCGACACGGAACAAGGTCAACGAGATCATTCGTCTCTCGGAACTTCAGGCGAAGGAATACGGGCTCGACGCTCTACGCCCCGAGCTGACCGACTGGATGCATGCTCAGTATTTCGAGATTGGGTTCAGAAAGGCATATCAGCTCTATAAGGGTAAGGATACCAAGGTTGCTTATTCCACCGTCGACCAGATGGTGCAGGATATCAAAACAACTCAATTCGAACAGGATTCAGAAGAATCGTTTACGAATTACATGGAGGAGATGGAGCAATCGCGTGTCGAGTACTCGAACGCATTGACCGTCGGCCTCGGCGTATTCGATCGCCTACTCACACCGAAGGCACAGCACGGCTCGCTTCTGCCGGGCGACTTGTCGATCATCCTCGCGCCCACCAATACAGGCAAGACGACGGCGATGATTACGACGATCATTCAGAACATCGTCAACCAGAAGCACGTCCTCTTCATCACGCACGAAGGTCGACCGACGGACATCAAGGAAAAGCTTCGCTGCTGCTTCCTCGGCGTCACGGCCACCGAGCTGCTGGACATGTACAAGACGGCTGAAGGCCGCACTCGCCTCGATCACTGCACTAAATGGATGGCTCGTTATCTCTGCTACGTTCCGATGAACAAGGCCGGTCTCACCGTCGAGGAAGTCGCAGCTACCGTTCGACGCAAACAAGAAGAGCGCTGCGCGAAGTTTGGTCGTGGCTTCGATATGCTCGTCGACGATTATCCGGCGAAGATCAGCACGCAGCAAGCTGCGAAGGGAATGTCGAAGCGTGAGCGTGACGAGATCGTGTACAACTACTTCGAGCAGATCGGCTTGCAGTACAAGATGCACGTGCTCTGTGCGATTCAGACAAACCGTGAAGGCTCGAAGGTGAACAAGGGCCAGCGTGAAGATCGTCTACTGACGATGGAAGACGTGCAGGAGTCGTGGGGCCCAATGACGTGCGCTACGAACGTCTGGACGATCAACCGCTCGCCGCATGACAAAGCGTTCAATCGCCTCATCTACTATATCGACAAGTCACGCTCCTCAGAGACCGGATTTGCCGTCGTCTGCAAGACGAATTTCGCTTGCTCACGTACTCACGGCGACGATATGGGAGCAACGTTCTATCGATCGGCCTCCACTTACGCCGACAAGCTCGACCAGTACCTCGATCAGTACGTAGGGAATGAGCTGCCAGAACACCTACTTCTGGGCTGATTCGCTATAAGGGTGATGAATGAATGTATCGGTAGACGAGAAGAATCGCCGCCTCTATGTCACAGGAGACGTAGATGATCCGATGATGCACATGATGATGGTAGCTCTTCGCAAGCTCGAAGAGACCGAAGGTGACATCACGATCGTTTTCAGCTCTGAGGGCGGGGAAGAGGCTCCGGGCTACGCGATATATGACTTGCTCACCATGTGCAAGAACATGGTAATCATCGAAGTATACGGGAAGGCTTGGTCGATCGCAGCGGCTATCATGCAGGCTGCGGACGTTCGTCGCATGGCTCCTAATGCGACCTTTATGATTCACAACGGGACAATCCCCGTCGGTGAAGAAGCACAGCAAAACCTCATCCTCGATATGGCTGACCAGATCAAGCGGGACAATCAACGTTACCACACGATCCTGGCTGCACGTTCGAAGCTCTCGTATAACGCGATTGAAGAGGCTTGTGAGAAAGATAGTTACTACACGGCTGAAGAAGCACTGACAGCCGGATTCTGCGACGAAATCTTGGTCCCGCAGAAGGTCTACGTCAAACCCAAGAAGGGAAAGAAAAAGAAGCAATGACTCCGTTCACCGTAGCTTGGAATTGGCTCAAGGCTCATCCGGTAATCCGCACGATCGCGTTCTGCCTCTTGGTGTTCGCTCTCGGTTTCGGCACAGCCATCTTCGCTCGCCCGGCCAAGGTCGTAGAAAAGACCAAGACCGTGACGCAGTATCAGGACAAGATCGTCTACCAGGATCGCGTCGTCACTCAGATCCAGTACGTGCAAGTCGAGAAGAAGCATGAGACGCAGACGCAGACCGTAACGACTCACACCGACGGCACGTCGACGACTGTGACGCAGACGACAACCGACACGAACAATAACGTCAATCAAACGACGAATACTGACGAGAACAAGACGAAGACTGAGACGAAGTACATCACTCAGATCGTCGAGAAAGAAAAGATGGTTCTCAATCAGCCGAATTGGCTCGTGCACGCAGGCGTCGGCTATCAATTTGCGAAGTTCGCAGGCCAGAACGAAACTGGCATCCCAGGTATGCAGGGTGTCGTAGTTGAGGTTGGTGCAGATCGTCGCATCGCAGGCCCCGTATTCATCGGCCTGTCGCTCAATACTCAATACACCGCGTTCCTCAATCTGAGCGCTGCATTTTAATGACCGCTGATTTGCAAATGGCTCGCGGCAATATCGAGGGCGGATTCAATCTCGCCGTCGGTGAGCCGGAATTTCTCCAGGAGCAAGTCTGGTTCGGTCCTCTGATGGACTTCTCGACATCGTATCCGTATCCGACGATCGACGGCCATGACGCTTTGCTGGAAGAGCTACGCCATTTGCATCCCGGTCACGAGATCTACTACGTCATCACGAACGGAGCGAAGCAAGCTCTGCTCGCTGCGATGTACGCCTTCACTAAGACGGCTCGCATTGGAGAAGTGATGCACAAGGCTCCGTACTGGCCGAGCTACCCTACACTCGCTCATTTTAGTCGCCTCGGATTCACAAACGCACTGGACGATCGCGCAGCCCAGCTCGTGTGCACCACGAGCCCGAACAATCCCGACGGGCGCCTCGACGTCACTCACTGTGATATCTGGGATGCAGTCTACGCTGGCAGTCATCTGTACGGATTCGACGGCATCAAGCCGCGCTACGAAGTCGCGGTGTACAGCGCGGCCAAGATGCTCGGACTCTCGGGCATGCGCATCGGCTGGCTGGTGACACGCAACAAGTCGATCGCCCAGCACGCGGCCAACTACGTCGAATTTACGACATCGGGCGTTGCTTTGCCGACGCAAGCATACGTTGCTCGCGCACTGAATTCACTTCGCATGAGCGACTACGTGAAGCTGTTCGAAACAGCTCGCAAGGATCTCCTCGGCAATGGTGAGATGTTCAATCACTACCTCAAAGATCACGTCAAGCAAGTGCAAGGCGTGCCGGCGAGCGGCACGGGCATGTTCGCTTGGTTCGAGGTAGCTGACGCATACAATTTCAACGAAGCGCTCAACAGAGCGAAGATTCGAGTCGTAAGCGGGCCGGCATGCGGCGGCGACGAGAATTGGTTCCGCATGAGCATGGGCCTCAAGCCAACCAACATGGAAGCCGCTCTCAAAGCACTAAAGGCGCAGCTATGATATCAGATCAAAACGAAATCGAAGCGAAGCTCGCTGCCGATCACGTCAACATCGAAGCCTTCAAGAAGTGGATGTTCACGAATCGCAACATCGAGAAGTTCGTCGAGATCACCAGTCCCGATACCTACTACGAACAGGGCGATCGTGCGGTACGCCAGCGTGGCGACGATGACGACGCTCATCACGAGCTGACAATCAAGCTACGCAAGAATGAGAATTCGACCCGCGACCGCGTCGAGATCGATCTGAAGTTCTCACCGGACACGTCAGCGTTCAACGTACGCTGCTTCCTCGAAGCCGCTGGTTTCAAGCGAGTGTTCACTCTGACGAAGACGGCTCACATCTTCTGGGTCCGACACAGCGACAACTTCAAGATGAGCTACGTCATCTACGACGTATGGAAGGTTGGCGGGCTCGACAAGCCCCGTCGCTTCATTGAAGTCGAAGCGGAGAAGGGCAGCAACGTCACTGTCGAAACAGCAAAGCGTCGCGTGCGTGAAGCCGTACGCGAGCTGCGAGACATGTTCGCTCTCGGCGAGCCTCTGAACGATTCTCTCTATGAGATCTACAGCGGCAAGAAGTATCAGGTGCAGCAGTGAAGAAATTCGTAGTGGGCTTTGCCTTCACCGAGGACATGGATGAAGTCGTACTCGTCCGCAAGAATCGTCCTGAGTGGCAGGCAGGCAAGCTGAACGGTGTTGGTGGCAAGGTCGAAGAGGGCGAGTCATTCAGCTCGGCGATCGGCCGCGAATTCGAAGAAGAGACCGGCGTACCGCGAGAGAATCAGCACTGGGCTCTCATCGCAACGATCGGTGACGAAAAATACAAGATGTACATTTTCGCAGGCAAGGGCGACTGGGCCCTCGATGCGACGACTACGACGGACGAAAATATCGCTCGATACAACGTAGAGAACTTCATCCGCGAGAACATCGGACCATCTCCCACGGCAATCTTTAATATACCGTGGCTGCTACTCATGGCTCGACAGATGCTCATGGGTCGCGACAAGGCACCTTACTACAGCATCGAGCACTAAGATGGTCAACCGCCGACTCACACGTGTCGTGATCTCTCCTGGGCATCCTGGGCGAGTACGATACTCCGTAGAGCTGACGGGCGAGGACTGTCCTAAGGGCACGGCTGAAGCGCTCGTACGTCAGAATCTTTTTCTTCATTGGATTGCCGACAATCAGGAACTACTCCGTTGCGGGATCCAACAGTGGGACAAGCTGCGCATCGAGCACGATGGCGTGTGCTGGAAACTCAATGCTGAAGCTGAGGTGGATGAGGATACGAAAGACGGAGAGTAAATGGGTAAGCGCCGCGTGCAGCATCGGCAAACACGTGACACCAACACCAAGGTTCAGAGAGAATATGAACAAGAGAACCGTCAACTCAAACGCGAAGTAGCTAGACTTCGCAAACAGCTTGATCAGGCTGAGGCTCCCATCGAAGAAAACGAAAAGGAAGAGCCGAAGTCAACACTCAAGTGCCCCACCTGCAATGGCACCAATATCGCCTCGATCTCCACACCATCGGGGAAAACTCGCTTCATCTGCCGCGACTGCGGTTGGCGAGGACAACCATAACTTCCGCTATAAGAGACACGTAGCCCGGATCCTCCTCGGGATGACGTACGGCAACTCTGTGCTTTTGGATCAGAGAACCATGCTTCAGATCGAGATCGGGTGGCGTCTCCTGGAGTCAGCATGACAAAGGGTTCGCCCAAAGAAGAATGTGAACAGGTTCTAAAGGACATCGAAGAGATGCACGGAATGAAACCGTGGTACATCGCCGGTTATCTCGATAACGACGATCACGGTACGCATGTCGTCATCAAAGTCAGAGCTGACTTCTTCCAAAGAGAGAAGATTCGACATCCAAACCTCAACGTCAAGGTCTGCACGTACTTGATCCATAAGTGAGTGTCCAATGAAGTGCCCGAACGCAGATAAGGGTTTTTGCCCATCGAAGCGCGATATGAACGAGCACACCAATGAATGGTGGAGCGAGTACTATTGCGAGACGTGCGGACACGAGCACAAGGACAGGTTCGAAGTCGCTCGCGTGATTAAGCGCGATCCCCTCCCTCCACTTCCGCCTCGCCGGAAGAAGCCCTCTACTCCCGACCGCTACTAGTTTCGCTATAAGAGAGGCGAATGGCTAAGAAGAAAAAGCCTGAGCCGATCGTTTGTACGAGCTGTCCCGAAGACGAAGTCAACGAGACGGTTGAAGGCGAAACCGAAGGTTGGTTGCAAACCGAATACGGGATGATGTGTCCCGAATGCCGCTTTGTTCGCGGCATGGATCCCGTCGGCGATTCAAGCGTCGGCATCGATCCATTGGTTGCAATCGCAGAAGCAGAGAAGAAGTAATGGGCTACCTCCATATCAATAACCTGTACAAGGATCAGAAGATCCTCAACTTCAAGCGCTGCTACGTGCTTGAGAAGGTGCACGGCACTTCGGCGCATATCGAATGGAATGCAGGCGACAAGACCGCTGATCCAGCGATCACGTTCTATTCTGGCGGCGAGAAGCACGAGAAGTTCTGCAAGCTCTTCGACAAGGAAGCTCTCACTAAGGTGTTCCTGGAAATGGGACACGACAAGGTGACTGTTCACGGTGAAGCATACGGCGGCTCACAGCAGAAGATGGGCCACACCTACGGCCCGGATTTGAAGTTCATCGTGTTCGACGTGAAGATCGGCGATGTCTGGCTGAACGTTCCGAACATGGACCAAGTTGCTACGCGTCTCGGACTCGAAGTGGTTCCGTGGAAGGAAGTGGCCGTCGAGCTAGACGTGCTTAACGCCGAGCGCGACGCTCCGTCAGAAGTCGCCGTTCGTCGCGGCATGGGCAACGACAAGCAGCGTGAAGGCATCGTCATCCGTCCTCTTGAAGAGATGACGGTAAACAACGATCACCGCGTGATCTGCAAGCACAAGATCGACAAGTTCGGCGAGCGTGCGACGTCTCAGGACGTGAAGAACGTGGATCCGAACAAGCTCGTCGTGCTCTCGGAAGCAAAGGCCATCGCCCTCGAATGGGTGACGGAAGAACGCCTCAAGCATGTGATCGACCATCTCACGGTGAACGGTATGGAGCCGGGCATCGAGAAGATGGGAGCACTGATCAAAGAAATGGTCAGTGACGTGTATCGCGAGGGTGCCGGCGAAGTCGTCGAGTCGCGTGAAGCGACGTCGGCGATTGGTCAGCGCACCGCTCAGCTCTTCAAGCAGTATCTCCAC